GCGCTTGTAGAGGGCATTGGCGGCAATGAAATGCTCGGAGATTTCACCCTGCAATTTGAGTTTTACATAATCAGAAATGTCATCAATCGAATTCTGACGATTTTTCGTATCTTGACGACGAAGTTCAGGAATGGGAATATGTTCAACTAAGAGGTTGGCATCAGCATAACGCTGCGAAAACTCTTGAAAGGTAAAAGATCTATGCCTCAAAATTTGAGCTGCGATACCACGGTTAGTCTCAACTTCAAGAGTCATGTGAGCCTGCTCAAACACAGACCAGTGATTATGTTTAATACAATACTTCAGAAGACCAGAATAATTATCATTTTCCTGATTGTTTGGATTAGAAACTCTGGCAACATAAGCCATCGTTTTTTCCGCATCTGGAGTTACGCTAATAAGTTTTACTGTCATTTTGTTCCAAATCCTTTTGATGTTTTTGCTTCTAGTTCTGCGAGTTCTTCTTTAACAACTCGTAATTGTGCTTTCATTTCTTGTAATTGCTTATCAGAATAAAGATGTTCTTGTTTGATAAGTCTATTAAGAAGTTTAACAAGTTTTTTAGCTCTTATAGTCATAGTCCATAATCCTCCCCAAAGATTTCATCATAATCCAATCCAGCTAATACATTTTTTTCTTGTGGAGACATATTAGTTGGATTAATATCCGTATAAATTTCCGCTTTCAAAGAGTCCACAAGTAACTCTAAATTACGAACAATTAATTTTAATCTTTCGTTGTCCATATATTTTACTTAAACAATCCGTTGAATTTAATCATTTTTTTTCTGAACTCAGAATATATTCCTCCAAATGCTGATCTATAAATCTGAATATTCGATTGTCTTTCCATTTCTTCAACATCGACATAATTAATTGAAGACTCAAATTTTTTCCTATAAAAAGGAATTACTAACATTAATGGAGTACCAACATCAATGATTTGTTTACTAACATCCATTGTAGTTAATTCCATACCGCTCTTAATTCTATAATTGTATTCAAAAAACCAAGGAACATGAAAAGGACTTATATCAGTATGAATAATTCCAGTTGCGGTTGTGAAAGAATTATTCCTGTGCCAAATTGGGTGAGTAATTAGACACGATACATTTTTCTCGGTCTTAATTATCCAAGGACTATTAATTTTACCAAAATGATTATAAATTGGTTTATTTGGTAATGTAGAGAACTGATCGTCTGGATGAGCAACATAGTCTATCTCATAAGGACAATCTACCCAATTAACAACCAATTTATTTTGTTCATCTTCTCGGAAGATGAATGTTGTCCAATTAGGTATGATATATCCAAAATTTAAAAAGTCTTGAATTCCAGGACATCCTTTCACCCCAAGAGAACTATCAGGAATTAATGTATATGGATCTACACCACCAGCACTATTTCTAAGAAATCCAAACGGGCATTTACTTTTTTTATTAGGTAATTCAGATAACCAAGACGGAGACATCTTTGATGCTGAAACAGGTTCTGGAATACATTCTTTCAGATTCTTATCAGCATAAAAATTTACTTTTAAACTCATTTAAAAACAATTCATTTACTACTATTCTATACAAAAAAAGGGGAGAAGTCAATCCCCCCTGCTTAAAAAATTTTGGCGGAATTTTTTCCCACCTTTTGGTAAATCACTTTCGCTTTTTCTTTTGAGGTACTCGGTATCCCCAAAGTTTTGGATTGACTCTACCGTAACCAAAATCAATACTGCTTAAATTTTCACGAAACTTATCCCAGTACATATCAAATAAGCGAACTCTTGCTCCCCTAGTAAGATCAAAACAAATTTTGTCTTCTACAATGTACTTGACAATATAAGCATCATTTGGTGCTTCCTTAGTACACACATCAGTATACGAACCATTCTCAACCAAAATATCACATCCGTACTTTGATTTACAAGTTTCTCTTTCTGTCGGTGTCCAATGATCCATATGGTTTTCTTTTTCAAATGTCTCTGTAGACATTTCGGTAGTATTTTTTGCCATCATAATTACTCCAATTTATTAATTATTAAGAACGACCACCCCAAGTAATATCTGGATATGCTTGGGTAACAATATCCTTGGTGATTTTGTATTTTGTATCTAGTTTCTTATCCTTAACAAGGCAAATAATTTCTGCTTCTAAAGGATGAAGACCTTCAAGAATATTAATAAACATAGATTCTCTACGAATCTTACTAATCCCATCATTACCACCTTTCAGGAAATGATAGAAGTGCTTCCATTCTCTACGAATGGTTGTTCTCCCATCACCATCACTGCTTCCTAATGAAAAAGACCCAGCCTCATGCATCCTACGAACTTCGTGATCAATCTTAGTGCTTAAATTTCCACTATAAGATGTTTGTTCTGCATATCCCGAATATGGGACAGTTCCCTCAGGAAGTAAAGATATGATGCTTTCATCAAAATTCCAAATTAAAATAGCCTTTAAAGATGGATCTTCATACTTTTTAAGAACTTCTACTTTTTTAATATTGGATTTTTGTTTTGAAACAAGATGCAATACTTCAAATGTAAATGGATTATTCGGGAGATCTAAAGTTTCTACCGAAATAGTTCTCTTTGGTTTAACCTGAACTTTCGTATCAGTCTTCTGCTTCGTCGTCGTAGTCATAATCGTTTTCAAACCTTACTGCTAAAATTTCGTCTGGAATAATGTTTCCATGTTCATCATACATTTCTGGGTGGAATCTAGGAACTTCCTGATAATTCATCATGTACTCTCTAGCAACCCATCCAGTGACTAACCCCATTATAAGAAACAGAAAAGTTAGAAATGAACCAAAAACTAAACTTACTGCTAACATATGCTTTCTCCTAATGGGAAGTTTTTACTTTTTCTTAAACGATAAAGAAAACTCAAAGTATATTGTAAATTCTCTTTTGAAAAGAAAAATTAATTTCTCGAATATAATGTGAAAGATTTTAGGTTGCTTTTTTCTTCCCCCGTTTAAAATAAATTCAAACCCACGATTCATAGTGTTGCTATTATTTATGGGTAAATTAGACAATAGAATTCTCCTTTAAAAATTTTATTGTATCTACACAACCACCTAATTTATTTTCATCACAAAGAACCTGAGGGAAAGTGGAATTTTCTCCAAACTCAGAATAGAATTGCTCTTTGGTAAAGTGCTCATCCAAATTATACAATACAAATGATTGGTTTGTCAATTCCAACACACTTTTAATCTTCTCACAATAAGGACAACCAGACTTGCTATAAATTGTAAATTTCATATGTTTTTCTATAACCTATAGTAATTTATATTAAAACCATTGACTGAAGTTAATACCTTTATCCTGAAACAAATTAATATATGATTCTTTTTTTCTGATATAAAATTCTTTATCATCAAAAAAATGTTCATGAAATTCAATGAAGATGTCAGTAATATAATGAATGTTATTATCGTATATTAATTTATCTAGCACGGCAAATTCACTACCTTCAATATCCATTTTAATTAAAACGAAATCATCTGGAGAAGCAATTTCCCGTATAAATCCAGAAAAATCTATAGATCTAACTTTGTGCGTATGGTCATCATACTGAGTCATTGAAGATGGGGTGGGTCTATCATTCAGAATATTAGACCCTTGGCTTGTAAAAGAACCTTCTTCAGACTCATCATAATAATATGCCATTGCACAGTTAACATCTACTGTGCCCTTTTTATCAGATACTGCAGCGTTAAAATGCTTAATGTCAAAACCTTGATTTAGAAGTTCTAGATATTTTGGTTTTGACATTTTATATGTAATTGGGTTTGCTTCAAAACAATAGCATTCCCAATCTTGGTCGATAGAATATTTTTCGGCAAATTGACCAAACCCTTGGAACAAATGTGTTCCACAATCAAAGAATATTTTTTTCATTCCAGATATAAATCATAAATTCACATGAATAGTTATCAACGAAATCATTATCAAATATTTTATCTTTCAAGTCAATTGAATTTCCCCAAGAAATATTTTGGCGAGTACAGGACATTACTTTATAATTATTAAAATGAACTAAGTACTTATCTCTGAAGTTTTTAAATCTGGTACGATAATCCTTCCAATTTAAATGAACTTCCATGGCAATGAATTCGACATTATTTAGAAGGAAGAACATGTTCTCATCTTTAAAGATGGAATATTCACCACCCTCACAATCAATTTTTAAGAAATTAATTTTTTTAATTTTATTATCTTCTATAAATCTTTGGAATGTCGTGGTATCAAACTGCTGGTCATCTCCACCAAATATTTTAATTTCATCCGTGGGATTGTTTACTATTGCCTTATTCACATAAATTAGTTCATCATTTTTATAATATTCTGAACAGTTCTTTTTGAGTGTCTGAATAAGATTCTTAGATGGTTCTAGGCAGTAAACTTTTTCTGGATTGTTTGCAGCAATCGAACATGTAAATGGTCCGACACTTGCTCCAACATCAACTACAATATCACCTTCCTGCACATCTCTCCAAAATCTGTACACCTTCTCATGAATGATTTCGCGGTCAATAGTAATCATATCTTCATATGATAGATTTCCCCAGTCAAATGATGAATGGAAATTAAAATCTTCAGATTTCTTTTCAAGATGCTTAGAAATATCTATACCCATCTCGATTAGATTTTCATCAATAATTTTAGCATGTTCTTCTAGAACTTGATAGTTTTTCTTAATATCAATCAGAATACTACGTGCTTCTTCTGCTTTACCCCACCACCATCCAGACAGTGCTTTCTGAAATAGGACGCCATATTTACCAGGATAATCAACATCAGTACGAAGAGGAACTGAATCAAAGTCTGCATACATGAGTGCCTGGTCAGAATAGATGTAACAATCCTGCCACCACTGACGATTCTCGGCAAACCTTGCCAACAAATAATATGCTTCTGGTCTAGAAGGCATTAGGCACAGTGCTTGTTCCAACATAGACTTGGCACTACCATCACGAGTTCCTTGCCTTTCATAACAGGATGAACCTTTAATCAGAGCTTCGTATGCCAGGTTTTTATCTTCTGCTCTCTCGGCACACCTAAGGAAGTAAGAAAGTGCTGGAGCGGTATGACCTTGAGAATCATACCACATTGCCAATTCAAAATTTAAATCTGGATTTTCACAGTCTAGTGAATATCTAGTCAGTAATTCTTCTTCAAAGGTTTTATTTGAATCTTCCGAAAGACGTTCTTCGGGAAGTAAAAAGTTTTTAACTGTTGGAATATTAAAAACTTCTTTGGGAAGTTTTTCTAATGGATACTTTTTAAGTACGCTATTGACATGTCCAGAAACTGCAATCGATCCTTCCTTTGAAACATGAGATTCAATAAATGAATCCATTTCTTTTCCAGAACATTTTTTATAGACTATAAAATCAAAGTCATGATCGTAGTGACTGTATGAATGAGACTTAATTTTATTTCTGGCAGTGCCACCCATCCAGGAGAAGTGCCATCCCAAATCTTCATATCTTGAGTATCCTTCACCAACATATGAAATCTCATAGCAAATATTAAAATTAGATCTAATATCATTTGGACTATGAACAAGCAACTGTTTCTTAGTTGCCATGAACATAGAACAATCCCAAGGATAAGGGGAATTGCTTTGACTATTATATACTCTCAGGTCAGCCCTTCCCTGTAGATATACAAGGGGAATCTTAATGATTTTAGTTTGGTCAGCCTTGACAATACTCGAAATAAATGCAATGTTCTGTGGATTAATAATCTCGTCACAGTCACCGATAATGAATATTGTATCATCATCAAACTGGTTAATGACAGTCATCAGACCATCTCGTTGGATTCTCTCACGAGATCCAACTCTCATCTTTGCTTCATCATTATTATTGTAGAATCTATCATTAGCAGTATACTCAACCACATCATCATTAGAATGTAGTTTGAGTTCAACCACTTCTATCTTATTTTCATCCCACAATCCCAGTTCTTTGAGAGTATCTTTACAGGTGAATGGTTTTGGATTTCCAGTAAAGGTTCTGTCTGAATCAACAATAACAATCTTATCAACATAATCCTTCAACATATTAATGCGAAGTTCCAGAAGTTCCTTCTCATTAAAATAAATGAAGTAATCAACTATCATACTTCTTTTTGGAACTTTTGCTCTAATAGTAAGTGTCTTAGCCATAAGTGTTTTAATAGATTTTGTATTGTTCTCCCACAAGTCAACAATTCGATTGTGAGTATAATAATGATTCTTCTTTTGCCCGTCCTTTACATCACCATCATAACCTTCAAAGGTTGATTCGAATTCAATCTCCTCAACAAACAAAGGAATAGTATAAACCTTCCCACCTCCAGTAAACAGGATTGTTTCTATAAGTGGTTGAATTTCTGGATTAGAACACTCAAGATGATAAGAATTTTCTTTGATATGTGTATCAATAATTCTTTTGGCATAGTCACGCTTCATAATATAAGCGGTGACTGACCAATCATCCCATTGTCTTTCTCTTAAATTTAGATTGTCAAACTCTCCGCGAACAGTCATTAACTGAACACACTGCCAATCTTTTGGCAAACTTTCAACAAACTCTGTCCAAGTAAAGTTCCAGTAATTAACTGTATCTAAACTTAGATCATCCTCACAGAAAAAACCATACTCCTCATCAGTAGTATTATACCACTCTTTTATTGCTTTGAGATGAGATACTGCACATCCTTTCGTACCATCATTTAATGTATGAGAATACATTCCAGTAACTTTATCACTTGATGCGGCAAATCTTTTAGAGATAATACCTTTTGGTTCAATCTGATACTGATTGAATTGACTTTTCAAGTTCTTCTGCCTATCTAGACTTTCATCCAGACTTACATAATAGACCGTAGGAATTCCAGATAGTTTAGATAAATTTTTCTTTGCAAGATATTTTCTATCTCCCATATTTTCAATTCTCCATTGAATAACTTTCTCGACATGCGGGGATTTAATATCCTCAAACACTCTTTTATTTTCTTGAATAAGATGTTCGGCAATCACATAATCTAATTGCCATTGCACCTCTTCTCCAGAATACTTTTGCTCAACATATTGCCTATGATATTCCTCCAACTCTGGATTATAATTTTTGGAGTGAATAAATCTCTTACGGTCTGGATGAGGTAGATGTATTATACTATAATTAAAACTAATAGTCTTGTGTTGTAACCCCAAAAGTTCCAACCTATAGATCATATCAGAATCTTCCCACCCATAGGTGTCAATAGATTCATCGTATCCACCAACCTTATTAAAATTTTCTCTGCTAACAAATAAGATTCCTTTTAAGAACTTGAAGAAAGGACTATAAGAAAAACAATAATCTCTTATTTCTTCAATACTCATCTCACGATAATTAATTGCATATGCACCCAATTGTTCATTATAAAACTCAACTTGGTCTGTCCTAGCTAGACCAGACAGAAATGAATTTTCACTGACAGAAAACTGATCGAAAAAACTGACGTAGGGATTCAATACATAATCACAATCAAATTTGAGGATGTACTCCTGTGTGGCAAAACTTGCTGCAAGATTTAATGCATGAGACCAAACATATTTTTCTTCATTATTAACTCGTACAACTTTAATTCTAGAATCTAAATCGACAAGATGTTCGAGTGGTTCATCCGAACTCCAATCTACAATAACAATTTCCTTAACCTCATCAAAGTGCAACCAAGAATGTAGGGACAGTCTCAGTGCGTCATATCTATTCTTACATGCACAAATAATTGATACGCCCATATTACCCAAAAATAAAATCTTTTACAAACTTTTTAGGAGCTCGGAGAATATAGGCAGCATTATCTTGGAACCCAAAAGTAATTAGATAATCATTCTTATACTCACACATTCCTACGGCAAACTCAATTTCTCCACCAAGAAAATTAAACTGAGGAGATACCTTTACTATGTCCCATTCATCATTCCAAACAACAAACCGATGGCGATAGATACCATCTTTTCTACCAGCTTCACTTTTAGTTAAGTACGTTTCATGGTTAAGGCAGAAACGATGTTCCCCAAATGGAATTACTTGAGATCCTCCCCTAAGGTCAATACATCCCAAATCCTTCCAATTTTTTATGGTAACTGATTCAGTTGTATTATCTTTAATATTATACTTGACTACTTCAGTGCCATTAGTCCATTTAACAAAATGATATGGCATGTCCATAATTGGCATCCAGTTCTTTTCACAATAAGAACCAGCATCACCTTTATGACCTGGAATAGGAATCCTATTTCTAGACACTTCCTTGAATCCACTTCCCGTGAAAACAATTTCACAGAGTTCCATTCTTCCCGTACCAACCGTATCTAGGTCTCGTCTTACTCCACAAACATAAAGTTTATGATCCCAACGAACAATTCTACAATCTTCAAGACCAACAAAGTCCCAAAGTTCCTTTTCGGGGAAGTCCGAAGTGTCAATGTGATGATATGATTTAATTCTCATATTATCATCCATTTCGCACATAATGTTCCAAGTGCGAAGTCTCCAGTCATTTTCTGGATGAATATAAACTAATGGTCCCCAGTGGTGCTCAAATTTATTTTTTTCAGAATGATACAAAGTGTAGTTAATATTCCTCAGATTAACTAATACTTTATCTCCATCAATGTACACTGATGGATTTGTCAGTGATGGTCCTTTAAGTTCCTGAGAAGGAATAACTAATGGATGTATGCTTCCACCATTCTCTAATGCTAATTTTACAAAATTCATAAAGAATTCAATTTAGTCTTTAACTATGTATTATACTTCAATTTGACTCAGAAATCAACAGTATTAGTAGAAGGAAATGAACGATTTGGTCCCCACACAATTCTTACGGCACCATTTCCTCCAGCACCTTGAGTTGCAGCTTCAGCACCACCGCCACCACCCCCATAAAGACCTCCAGAACTACCAACACCACTTGTTCCGTTCCCGCCACCAGAACCACCGGCACCTGATGTTGTACCTGATGTACCTTGACCAAGAAGTCCTACACCACCACCACAAACTCCATCATCAAGACCATCTTCTCCGCCAGCAGCTCCACCACCTGCACCTTGGTTACCTGCAGCAAAAGTACCACCGTCGTTTACACCTGGACCACCATTTCCAGAATAACCACCAGCACCACCACCGCCAGCATTGAGGGCTGCAGCACTATCTCCACCCTTTCCACCATTACCACCACCGATCGTTCCACCAAAAGGACCAGTACCAATTGCAGTACCAGTTCCACCAGCACCACCTGTTGACGCCCCGTTTATATAAAGAGATGCAGTACCACCATTTGCTTGAACTAAAACATTTGCTCCCCTTTGAAGTACTGAGTTTCCACCATTAGTTCCATCAGTATTATTTGCAAGAGAAGCAGGACCTCCAGCACCAACAACAACTGTTAAAGTTTCTCCTGGTGTAACTGGAAGATTATTAATATACCTTAATCCGCCGCCGCCTGCACCTGATTGTTCTCTGTTTGCCTGTCCTCTTGCACCAGAAGCTCCACCACCAATAAGAACTGCTTGAATCTCATAAATACCTTGAGGAACAGTAAAGGTAAACGTTCCCGGAGTTATAAATTCCTCTTGTCCTATTGAATTGAAAAATCCAGAAAGTGCCGATATTACACTCATTTTATGTTATACCTGCTCCAGAAATCGCATATTCTCCAGTTTTAACGCAAAGAACAGTTGCAACACCTCTTTGCTGTATGAACCTATTACCAGTCTGTGCAGTTCCCGAAAGTCTTAAAGTAACCCCAGCACCTTGAGTAATTTGTTGCTGTGCTGCAGTATCATTATAAACTACAACGTTTTCCCCTACACCAAATACGTTTGCAATTGTAAGAGTTCCAGTAATTACAACTAATTTACCATTATCTGTTGCAAGAATAGTATCTCCAGAACCTAATGTGTCAGCTGATGCTGGAATTGTTGGTGGTCCAAAAGTTCCCTGGAGTCCTTGATTACCTTGGAGTCCCTGCATACCTTGGCGACCCTGAGTACCTTGAGTACCTTGGAATCCTTGAGTACCTTGAAGACCTTGATTTCCTTGATTACCTTGGAGTCCCTGAGTACCTTGAGTACCTTGGAATCCTTGAGTGCCTTGAAGACCTTGCGTACCTTGGCGACCCTGAGTACCTTGAGTTCCTTGGAATCCTTGAGTACCTTGGAGTCCCTGGTTACCTTGATTACCTTGGAGTCCCTGCATACCTTGGCGACCCTGAGTACCTTGAGTACCTTGGAATCCTTGAGTACCTTGAAGACCTTGTACACCTTGATTAGAAAGTCCTTGATTCCCCTGAGTTCCCTGGAATCCTTGAGTGCCTTGAAGACCTTGGTTTCCCTGATTACCTTGGAGTCCTTGAGTACCTTGAGTACCTTGAGTACCTTGAGTACCTTGGAATCCTTGAGTGCCTTGAAGACCTTGGTTTCCTTGATTACCCTGCAACCCTTGAGTACCTTGAGTACCTTGAAGACCTTGAACTCCTTGGCGTCCCTGATTACCTTGATTACCTTGAAGTCCCTGAGTACCTTGAGTACCTTGATGAGTACCCTGGAATCCTTGAGTACCCTGCAACCCTTGATTACCTTGATTACCTTGAAGTCCCTGAGTACCTTGAGTACCCTGAGTACCCTGGAATCCTTGAGTACCCTGCAACCCTTGAGTACCTTGAGTACCTTGAAGACCTTGAACCCCTTGGCGACCTTGGTTTCCTTGATTACCCTGCAACCCTTGAGTACCTTGAGTACCTTGAAGACCTTGAACTCCTTGGCGTCCCTGATTACCTTGATTACCTTGAAGTCCCTGAGTTCCTTGAACTCCAAAATTACCTTGAAGACCTTGAAGACCTTGAACTCCCTGCCCAGCAAATAATCCGTCTAGACCCTGAGTGCCTTGAGTACCTTGGAAACCTTGAGTACCCTGTAACCCTTGGTTTCCTTGAGTACCCTGATCTCCAAGAGAACCTTGAAGACCCTGAGCACCCTGAACTGCTACAGAGGATACAACTTTTACAGCATTTTCTTGTCCGACTCTAACTCTTATACTTGACATTATGCCGACGAATTCCAGGTAAAAAGAATTTATAATTTAAAATATTTGCTGAACCAAACGACAACAAACACGGTTTTCTATATTTATACTTTATCAAGAAGCATTATTTCTTCGAGGTGAATATTGATAAAGATTTGATATTTTTTCTGGTACTATCCAATCTTTTATTTTCTGATATTTAACATCACAAAAAAACTCCTGAGAAGAATACCATTCTTCCCAAGGAGTATGACCTTTCGATTGATTGCAAGAATGGCAACAACAAACTACATTCTTGGTAGTATCACCACCACCTTTTGATTGGGGAACTATATGATCGATAGTCAGATTTTCTTCTGAGTTACAATAAGCACATTTGTTTTCCCAACTTTCCTTAATATGTTTTCTCCATATTCGTTTAGCATCCCCAGAACTTGTCGTATAAAGATTGAACAAATATTCCTTGGGCGAATGGAGAGGTCCCATAAGTTTCTGCGACTTACCATTATTTATTTTAAACTTTCACAGGTTCTTGTTGCCCCTCAGGAAGTTTAATTTGTGGCAATGATGTAGGTACATTTTCCATTACTTCTTCTACTCTCCAAGAACCACCAACTCCTCCGTCCATATTCACAATAATCTCTGAAGTTGGAAGTGCCTTCGGCATTTCAACATCAATAACTGGACTCATTAGCATTTTGTTTGTTGTGATAGTTCTATTTTGAGAGTCAAAAGAGACCATCGCCATAGCATCTGAATATTCGGCACAATCCACAATCTTCTTTCCAGTGTTTTTATCAATCACTGAAAAGTAGTTTTCACTATTGTACTTTTTCATTTTTTGAAGTCTTTTCATTATTATAAGGTACTTTAGTTGGTCTGTAAAGACCTGGCCAAGTATCACGAATGATATTGGCCAGTTTATCTGGGGTTGTTGAAGAGATCATTTATGATTATATTTTTCTGGATGTTCCAAACTATCTATTGCGAAATATGAGAATGGTGCCGTGACAAATCCACTAATCACAATCATAACATATGTGTGATTTGATAACCAGTGTGCGAAAATTTTAATCATTTTTACTCTTCAGAACCTCTTCCCAGTCCTTTTGGAATTGTTCTAGACCCTTCTCAGTCATAATGTTCTTATACATTGCCCAGAATACGACTGGAGGGATTGTAACGACATCTGCACCATATACGGCACACTGCTCTACCTGTCTCACATCACGAATAGATGCTGCAAGAATTTGTGTATGAGTGTATGATTGGTCAAATACCTTACGAATGTTTCTAATCAGTTCAATACCATCTACCGAATTATCCATCCAACGACCGACAAATGGTGAGATATAAGTTGCTCCCGCCTTTGATGCGAGTATTGCCTGTGCCACCGAGAACACCAGAGTTACATTCGTCTTAACTCCAACCGAAGAAAGTTGCTTACATGCCTTCAGTCCTTCAACGGTACAGGGAAGTTTAATTGTAACGTGTGGTGCAATTGTATAATACTTCTGTGCTTGTGAGAGCATTTCTTCTGCAGTATCTGCAACGACTTCTGCTGAAATGCTTTCTAACTCTGAAAATGTACTTGAAATTTCTTTAATAACTTCTTGAAGTTGCCTACCACTTTTCAAAATTAAAGTGGGATTTGTGGTGACTCCATCCAATAATCCAGCATCATATGCTGGTCCAATCATTGAAACGTCTGCTGTATCTAAAAAGATTTTCATAAAAGAGAAAAAACTCCTTAGTAATTATAAGGACTTATTTTTATTTGATAAGGTTTTGTTATGAATTGAAGATATTATATGATGGACATTATGAAAAGAAAGATGCCGAAGAGTTGGAAGAACAGGAGGATGAGGAGCATAAAAAAAGGAGTTCAGAGAACTCCTTGTATTTATTTTAGAGTGCGTTGCCTCTTGGTAGAACTTCCTCAGGAAAAACGAATCGTTCTCCCGGTTGATCTACAGGAGCCATCCATGCTCTAAGTCCCTCATTAAGGAGGATATTCTTTGTATAGAACGTTTCAAACTCTGGATCCTCTGCTGCTCTAATTTCCTGACTCACAAAATCGTAAGCACGAAGATTAAGAGCCAGACCAATAATACCAATGCTACTAGTCCATAACCCCATGACAGGTACAAACAGCATGAAAAAATGAAGCCAACGCTTATTACTAAAAGCAATGCCGAAGATCTGACTCCAGAAGCGGTTTGCCGTAACCATGGAATAAGTTTCCTCTTCCTGAGTCGGTTCAAATGCTTTGAATGTGTTTGCTTGTTCACTGTCTTCAAATAGTGTGTTTTCTACTGTTGCACCGTGAATCGCACAGAGTAATGCTCCACCAAGAATACCAGCAACTCCCATCATATGAAAGGGGTTGAGAGTCCAATTGTGGAAACCCTGAAGAAACAGAAGGAACCTGAAGATTGCTGCTACACCAAAGGATGGAGCAAAGAACCAACTGGATTGCCCCAGAGGATACATCAGGAACACAGAAACGAATACGGCAATCGGACCAGAGAATGCGATGGCATTGTAAGGACGAATACCAACTAATCGGGCAATCTCAAACTGGCGAAGCATAAATCCAATTAGAGCGAAAGCCCCGTGGAGTGCCACAAAAGTCCAGAGTCCCCCAAGTTGGAACCAGCGGACGATATCCCCTTGAGACTCAGGACCCCAAAGTAGAAGAAGAGAATGACCCATAGCATCAGCAGGGGTCGATACTGCAGATGTTAAGAAGTTGCAACCTTCAAGGTAAGAACTCGCAATACCGTGTGTGTACCACGATGAAACAAATGTTGTTCCAGTCAACCAACCACCCAGAGCAAGATATGCTGTTGGAAATAAGAGTAAACCACTCCATCCAACGAATACAAATCTGTCCCTTTTCAACCAATCATCAAGTAAATCAAACCAACCTTTTTGTTGATTTGGTAGTGAAAGTGTAGAAGAAGTCATAACCTCATATGTATTTCTCATATTTAGTTTACAATAGTTTACAAAGGAAGTCAATAAGTGTTTCTACTCATCCACAATACATTACCGAAAGAGTGAAGACGACAAACACAATCACGGTGAATCCCATCATTCCTACTCCTGCCCAGATTACCCAGGGTTCCATAGGGTGGTGTTGATTATTATGAGACATTGGCTTTATGCTTTTGTAGATATTTAACTGCATTAGTTAGTGTGCTGATATTATCTCCTACCATTCCAAGCATCCTATTACAATTACTACAAAGCAATCCACGAACCTTTCCAGTATTATGGTCGTGGTCAACATAAAGATTGTTACTATCCTTTCTACCATTAGTATTTGGATTTAGACAAATAGCACACACTTCATTTTGTTCTTGGAGAATTCTTTATAGTCTTTACTATAACAATCCTTACACCTCTTATGACCTTTATAATATTCAGAAATAAGTTTTTCTACACCACACTTATTACAAATAATGTGAGTTTTAGTCGCCCAGTTTTCAGCATAAGTTTTTTCCTCACATCTTAAACACCTTCTACGACCTTCTCTAAAATCAGAGATAGGAAGTTCTTGTGTACAGGTTCTACAAATCTTCGTGGTTCTCATTATGGTGTTTAATCTTTTAACTATTTATAAAATCTTAAACTCCATTATAGCATAAAAAAAGAGACCCGTAAAGGGTCTCTAATTTTATCAACCGATTGCGGGAGCAGTAAGAGCAACAGGAGTTGCTTCTGCAGCAGCAAGGTCAAGTGGGAAGTTGTGCTTCCATTTTGGACTATATCTTCACCATACTCTTTATGAGGTTAGGTGTCGGACGCTATTGGTGTATTACATCTCACGCTTGAGAAACCACCTAGTCTCTGAACCTTCCAACCAAGTTCGTGGTTGGCTTGGCTGCTGATTGCCTGTTAAGGTTTCCAGCAGTTCATCCGAAGTTTATCTTACCTTTTCAGATAAGAGCGCCCACAAATCGAGCGTTGCGTTCGTGCATTACCTCCATTCCGAGTCCTGCACGATTGAGCACATCTGCCCAAGTATTAATAACTTTACCTTGTCCATCAACGATAGATTGGTTAAAGTTGAAACCGTTGCACTGAACCCTTAAATTTACCATCTTTAAGGAGTGGACTATATCTTCATCCATTTAGGATGTCGGGCGCTATTGGTGTATTACATCTCACGCTTGAGAAACCACCTAGTCTCTGAACCTTTCCAAGAAGCGTCTTGGACTTGGCTGCTGATTACCCATTTAGGAGGGCTTCCAGCAGTTCACCCGATGTTTACCGTCAGATTGCTAAGACGGGACCCCGACGATTGAGGTTAAAAGCCATCGTAGAAACACCAAGAGCGGTGAACCAGATGCCCACAACGGGCCAGGCAGCAAGGAAGAAGTGCAGCGAACGTGAGTTATTAAAGGAAGCATATTGGAAAATAAGGCGTCCAAAATAACCATGAGCAGCAACGATGTTGTATGTCTCTTCTTCTTGTCCGAACTTATAACCGTAGTTCTGCGACTCATTCTCAGTGGTTTCACGAACCAGCGAGGAAGTAACCAGAGAACCGTGCATCGCAGAGAACAGTGAACCACCGAAGACACCAGCAACTCCAAGCATATGGAAGGGGTGCATCAGAATGTTATGTTCTGCCTGGAATACAAGCATATAGTTAAAAGTACCAGAAATGCCCAG